CCTGAAGTTGTACATATCCATTCTATCTCTGGTTTCATTTTTTTACTATCTCCTTCATTATTAATTTTAATTCTGTTACATTATAATTTATAAAGGGTTTCAATCTGGCAATCGTATGTGCGATTTTAGGCCACACAACCCTTTCTTTAATTTGTATATTCCAATTTTTGATAAACGATAACACTTGGTCAAGCACAATGATGGTTTGGAAAGACGCTCGCCTTTGAATAAGTAAGCGTAAAAGTCGTGGATGTTGTCCATTATGGCAAACGAAGCCATCATCAAAAGAAATCCGCTTAGTACTAAAATCATTAACAATATTAGTAAACTCGTTTCTAAAATGATAGTTAAAATTTTCTTTAACTTTTCTAAAATTAAGATATGTTTCTCTTCCGTCATTCTGTAATAGATTGCCTACCCATTTCTTATCATTCTCACAAAAGTTAGCGACAAAGAAATCAAGTATTTCATTTTTACCATATTTTGTGCTAAGTTTATGAAAAAAGTATCTGTCATTTCTTTTTGTAAATGTTTCTAATTTACAATTTACCTTTCCGTCATATTCAAAATAATCATAGTTAGAAGTAAAATGTAATTTAACTGCCAAATAAACTTTGAATACATCAAACCCACCATACATTATTGTTTATCCCTATTCTCACTATATCCATAATCATATATGATACTTATAACAGCAACAAATACGCCTATGCCGATTATACCCCATAGACCTTTATCCCATTCTACAAATAATATATGATATAGAAACTCTAATCCGTTCATAGAGGTAACGTACCACCTTTTTTCTCTTTCAACATCTTCAGGTTGATCGCCTCTGCTTTGATTTTTTCTTTTAATGATTTGTTGACCATAGAATTAATTGTGCCAACATCTATATCGTTTAATTTACAATAGTCAATTACTGCATCCATATATGGTATTCTTTTTTCTTTGACTATTGACTCAATCTTTAAACTAAATTCTTTACTATTCATTCTCTTAATATAACATATTCCCCTAAAAAAGTAAAGAGTGGTTACTTACGCTAGCTTTCACCACCCTCGGGACCCACCTAACTATTGTTAGGTATATCTTAATTTTTATTGCGTAAATACTCAATAACATTACTCGGTGTCGTTTCAAAATATGGGTCATCATCTAATCCCTCATTATTGATACCTGGTTCTTGCCACCATTGTTCAATAACGCCGTCATTAATAACTGCCATATATCTCCAACTTCTCATACCAAAACCTAAATGATTTTTACCTATCAACATACCCATAAATCTAGTAAAGTTACCTGATCCGTCTGGTATTAATTTGACACTTTCAATACCCATATGTTTACCCCAAGCATTCATTACAAAAGAATCGTTTACTGAAACACAATAAACTTCATCTATGCCTAACAACTTAATGTTGGCATATTCTTCTTCAAAACCTGGTAATTGTTGTGATGAGCAAGTAGGAGTGAAAGCACCTGGTAAAGAAAAGACTACAACACGTTTACCTTTAAAGTAATCATCTGTTGTTACATTCTTCCATTCACCACCAATAGCACAACCTCCGTCTGTCGGTTCATCATCACCGACTCTAACCCTAAAGGTTACTTTTGGTATCTTCAAGTCTTTCATAATATACTCCTTATGTTTAGTTAAGATAACTCTTAATCTAATTTCGTGCAAGTTTCTTTGTCAGCAGGTACACCTACCTCTTTATCGTAAACCCATATGTATGAATAGACAATCTTATCGCCTTCTTCTACACATTTTTTACCGAAAGAAACTCTAGGTTCTGTTATACTGCAAGCAGATATAAACAAACCTAAAAATAATATACTTAATATATTTTTCATTATAATTCTTTTTCTTTTAGTCCTTCATTTATTCTTAAATCAAAAGTTCTAAAAACTATACAACTCTGGTCTGGATTGTCTGGCGTTTGTACAGAAGCAAATGTTTGCCCACTATCATTGATATAATATACAATAACATATACAATCTGACCATCTTGTTTACCACCTTCTCTACCGACACTCATATTTACAGGTATGAAATTTTTGTCGTTTGCCCACCTTTGTATCTCACTTGAATATGAGCATACTACTGGTATTTGTTCCCACCAAAAATCATACTTTTTTATATCACTATCGTTATGCTCTTCGTGTCCTGCATATGTAATAGTCGTAAAAAGTAAACTTAAAATTAGTATTAGTTTTTTCATTATTCCCTTTAGCTGTTTAAGGTCGCAAGTAGAAATCTTAAATCACCTTTTTTATCTATGTCTTACTTTTGATCTTATCTTTGTTTAGTTCCTCATAATATTTATAAAAGTCTTCAATAGATTTACCCAAAGCGTCAACATAATCCTTCTTATCTTTCTTATAACAAGCGACAGAACCATCTTCACCTGCAAGTAAAATGACAATTTGTTCTATGGGTTTTTGGAATAGCTCTTCGTACATAATAGCATAGGCGGTACATTGTAAGAAGTAGTTATCAATCCAAGATTCGTTTCGTTCTTTGTTCGCTGTTTTGAAATCTATTACTGATAGTTTGCCATTATATTCTGCAACACAATCAACTTGACCTGCAACGGTAAGTTTGTGTGAGTACATAATAGTTTCTAATAGATGAATATTGTTAATCTGATCTACGTAAGGTTTCAATAGTTTGAATAGACCTAGAGGTAATACACTTCTCTCACTAGGTGTTTCACCTTTTAGATATTGTTCAACTAATGTGTGTGTAGATTTACCTCGTCTGGCTGCTCGTGCCATTTCCCAATTAGCAGCGCCTTCGCCTACGTCTTTACGCCACTTAACTAGTCCTTCTTTTTTTCTGATATTTAAAACGGTAGTAATAGATGGATAGTTCTTACCTTCAATCTCGTAAAATCTATGACCATCTATTCTTCTACCTTTTGTCTTTGGTAATAAGTCTTTATTGACTTCTATAAATTTAAATTTACTCATAATATACTAATATAACATTATATTGTCAAAATGTCAATGCTTAGGTGCCTTTTGCCATATACATTTGTATAATGGCGTCTTGTTCCCTTACTTTTTCATTATTAATTTTCTCAACGATTCAACTAGGGTCGTATGGTTCGTATATAGTCTTACCTGATTCGTCCCTATATGCTCGTAATACCTGTTTTCTATTGTCTTCAGGATTCTTATACGAACAATGAATCCACCCACTATTAGGTTCTTCTGGATTATGGAATTCCAAAATCAATTGGTCAAAATCTATATGTTCAGTTATCCATTTTGCTAGTTCAGCATTCGGGACACCATAGATTTCAAAATCCGCCGCCTGGCCCTTGGCGTGCTGAGATTTCATACTTGAACCTATCTTAACACACAATTCAGGACTACGATACCCACTTGATACGGAAACTACTTTGCCATAATGATCTCTAATCTTTTGTAGAACATTATCACATAGTCTTTTTAAGTTATCCATATGATCTTCGCTTGGATTATTACTAATTCCGTGTCTGTCTGCCGTTTGAGAGGCAGTCATTTCTTTAAGCGAGAAGTTGTTGCTTAGTCGCATTTATTTTTTCCTTTGCTTTTAGTTTAAGTTTCTTTAGAGTTCTTAACTCGTACCAACTCGTACTTGATCTATCATTTCTTCTTACATTCTCTATCTGATTTACTTTACTTTTTAGTTCTTTATGCTCTGCTTTCGCTGTCATATTATCCCCTTGTTAGTTTAAGTATTTTCTCTATTTGTGCCTTTATAATCGGACCTCTATTCGGCCAATGTATATAAGGTTCATCACTCTTTGATAAATTATATAAAAACGGCAATATAATTTTCTCAATATCTTTAAATCTTGTTTTAATATCTTCGTCTGTTATCTCTTTTGATATGTCTTCTTTTTCTGCTACTATCTGCATTATCTCATTCATCATTGACTTTATATCGCCAACATCTGATTTGACTTTAGATAATTCTATATTTGTTCCCTCAACTACTTTAGGATCAATACTTGGTTTGCTTGTTTCAGGTTTTGAAGTAACTGGTGTGAAACCCCAATCATCTGAAGTATCAAACTCTCTCATATAATCTGGTATATCTTTTGCCATTAC